TCCGCAGACTTTACAAGTTTCACAACCACTTTCTTGAACAATCAATGGAGATTCACAATTACATCTAGTGATTTCTCCCTCTAAATGTCCCGTCACTAATACTTCGTTCTCCCGACTGCCATTACGATACACAGTGATACCTTTACAACCCGTTTCCCAAGCCGTCATATAGGCTACAAATACATCTTCTAAAGTAGCCTCAGACGCAAAATTAATAGTTTTAGAGATGCCAGCATCCACATACTGTTGGAATTTAGCCTGCATCAAAACATGGTCTTCAGGAGCAATATCCTGAGCCGTTACATATACATCCTTAACCCAATCTGGTACATCATCACGGTCTTGCAAAGAGCCACCAGATGCCAAATGAAGCATGAGGTCTTCAGAATAGAAACCATTTTCTTCCGCATCTTTCTCAAACTCTTGATTAAGATAGAGTAAGGTCTGACCTTCCAATATATTTTGTTTACGCCACGCCAAAGCAAAGAGAGGTTCAATTCCACTCGCGCACCCCGCAATCATAGAAATAGTGCCCGTAGGGGCTACCGTCAAACGACAAGCATTTCTATAATTCTCTTGTATCTTATAGCTACTTTGTTCCCAAGCGGGGAATGTTCCTCTTAACGCGCCTAATTCTAAAGATTTAACGCTTGCTACCTGATTGATAAATCGCATAATCTCATCCCCAACTTCTCGCGCCTTTTCTGAATTATAAGGAATCCTTAATTTAATTAATAGGTCAGCAAATCCCATGACCCCCAAACCAATTTTTCTTGTGGCCCTAGTCATTTCTTTAATTTCAGGAATGCTATAATCATTCGCATCAATAACATTATCCAAAAAATGAATTGCATTCCGAATCACATGTTGTAGTCTGGCCCAATTAATGGCTTCTTCCCATGCACCTCCATAGAACTTTGAAGGGACAAATTTCGCCACATTAATTGACCCCAAATTACAGCTTTCATAGCCCAACAAGGGCTGTTCGCCACAAGGATTCGTGGCAATCATATCGCCATATTCTTCCCCAACCTTATTATCAATATTGATTCTATCAAGGAACACCATCCCAGGTTCTCCGTTACGCCAAGCCCCTTGAACAATCTTTAAAAAGACTTCCCTAGCATTTAAGGTACCAGAAGGAAAGCCTGTCTTGGGGTCATTCACAGCATAATCCTGCCCCAATTTAACAGAATTCATAAATGCGGTATCAACCGCAACTGAAATGTTAAAATTATGTATTTCCCCTTCTTCCTTCTTACAATCAATAAAAGAAAGTATATCTGGGTGTCGTACACTCATAACAGCCATGTTAGCCCCGTCACGCTTTCCACCTTGAGTTATCATACTAGAGACCCTAGACAGGGTTTTCAGCACTTCAATGGGGCCGCAGGCCACACCATGCGTAGATTGAATCATGGCACCCTTGGGCCTAATTTTAGACAGGGAAAAACCTGTGCCGCCACCGAATTTCTGCACCATAGCTGCATCAGTAGCCGACTTCATAATTTGTTCCATACTATCTTCCAAAGGCAAAACAAAACACGCCGACAAAGTACCTTGTGCGGTGCCTGCATTCATCAATGTTGGTGAATTGGGCAAGAATTCTAAATTCCACATCATTTCAAAGAAATTCTGTTCTAATAATGTTCTCTCAGACTCTAATGCCTCATATTGAAGTTCTACATTTGCAATTGCTTTAGCTACTCTCCAAAACAATTCAGAAGTGTTTTCAATGGGATTCCCGTTAGTGTCTTTTAAAAAGTATCGGTGAGCTAAAATGGTTTCTGCTTGTTCAGAAATACGTGTGTCAATCAATCTCCTACCCCCTATGTCCACAAAATATACAAAGTTTACGTTCTGGTACCCAAAATTCTGGTTTGCAAATAATTTCTTCACAAGCTGGATTCGGACAATCTGCCATCGTTAACTCTGCGTTGATTGACCTATTATAATCCATCTTGATGCCTCCTGGCAAGGCCATTTCCTTAACTGGGTCAAGGTCAGGTTCTAAAAGGCTGGGTGGTTCTCCTGTTTCCTTCATCTCTGCTGGGTCTTCTGGGTCAAGGAATCCTTGTAAATTACCTAGATTGGTAATGCCGAAACGCCCTGTTTCCCAGGAAGCTAATAAGGCCATGCCAATTGAAAAGAAAGAATCTCCATGTCCCATAGGAGTATCGGGAGCCTTTAATTCATTACTAACTGTGAGAATCTGCTGTTTCTGCCTTTCATCTTTTAGAAGTTTCAATTTCCCTGATAGCACATATTCTTCAAAAATTTGTGCCATCGTGTTTTTAGATTTAACAGTAAAGGTTAATGAATGCCATCGGTAATCCAAACCTCTATCTTCTAACTCTCCCCGCGTATTGTCTACATATCCTTTATCAATATCAAAATTCTCAGCTACTTCATTTAAGAACTCTATTTGGTCAGAGTAGTTCCATCCATCCAACCAAGATTGGTGAAGTTGACGGCATGTATCCCCAACTCGTTCAAAGATAACTAAATGAGAGGGGTGACGTTTTTTACCAACATCGAATCCTGCGAAGATAAACGAGTCTTCCCGTTTCCTATATTTACGAGTTGAGGGAACATCCCGTAAGGTTTCATCCTCACACCTCGCAATATCTTCTTCATTAAAATAGGCTTCAGTGGCAAAGTGTGGCACCAACAAAAACTCTGATGCAAAGGATTTTGGCCTCGCTTGTTGTTGTTGCAAAAGCCAATCCTCACTATATAACTCAGGCATTAGCACCCTGCGCCCAGGAACGGGGTCAAGGGCTGGCAATACTCTAGCCATGAAACGTTCATCTTTCTGGAGGTTAGCAAGTAAATCACCAGGCATCATAGGCGTTCCTAAGACTATGACAGGAACACCCTTCAAAGGAATAAACAAAGACTCCGTTAAGAAATGGTCTTCAACCTTTGTTACCTGTCCAATATTCAATGGATTTTCTGGGTCACGTAGAATATCGTCGGCAATTAACGCCCCATTGACATGCATACCCCGCTTAAATGAAAAAAGACCACCATGCATAATGTTCATGGGCTTGTTATTAATGTAATATCTAGCCGAAAAGTCTGCTTTAGGGGTACGGTTGTCCATCCACTCTACTAACTGTGGGTTTCTAGCTATAGCTTTATTAATCTCGGAGATATGATAACGAGCCATACCATCACTATAGGATAAATACAGCACAGAACAGTCTCTAGGGGCCGTTAAAAGTCTCCACACACTAAAGGCATGGCCCAATAGAGTACTCTTGAAATGGAATCGTGGTAGAACCGCACAATAATTTAACCCGTCCTGCATACATTTTTCAATGTCTTCAGCCACTACTCCAACATGCCAAGCATTAAAGTATTCAGGATTATCAAAACTGTATGCCCATATATTGACAAGGAACTCATGGAATGACCCTACCTTGGCCTTTCCAGACGTTAGTAACCCTGTTGCTAATCTATCAAATGCATCATTAAAAGTAGTTATATCTTGTGTCATGAAAGGGCTGGCTCCTCAGTTTGTATTAACGCCTTTAATCTTCCCGCTACTCGCTTTAATGTATCCTCATCATTAATTTCTTCTACTAGAACACTTAACACATTTTGTACAAACTGAAGATTAATCATTCCTTTAATGACTTCCCGCTCTCCTTTCATACTCATATCTAGAGCTTTAGCAGCATCGGATGCCCTATCAAAATTTAAATGTTCTAATTCATGCCCCGCTTTATGACGCAGAGATTCATAGGTATCTAAATGTTCCTGCTGAGTTCTTGCGAATCGTTGGCCCTCAGATTCTTTTACCTTATTAATGGCATCAGTTCGCACTTCTACCTGTTGAACTCCCCAGTCTCCTTCTCTCGCCCACAAATAAATCGTGGAAGGCTTCACTTCAATGGCAAAGGTAGCCCACAGCATCTCCACAATCTCTCTAGCAGACTTATCTCCTTTAATATATAGCCCTAAAGCTGTCTCCTTTATTTCAGGAGGGAATTGTTTTGGCATTTTAATACTCCCTTATATTTGGGGGCCGTAAGCCTCTTCTAGGTGCCTTATCATCGTTACCCCAGTTAGAGGGTATGTCAAATGATGGGTCTTCAGGATGTTGAGATTCTATGCTGCCCCCATATGGAGAGCCATCTGATTGTAACAATCCTGCAAAATTCATGTGTCCAGTTTTCTTTACTGCCGAAGTAAAACATTCAGGCTTACCATCTATATACTTCAGCCCAATTTCTTGGCGAGTACATAACCCTCTCCACACGCCTGCATCTTTACCAAGAGGTTGATACCCACGCTTATTCAATAGCTTACCAGTTGTTCGTTGAGTATCTTCCACTTGGGTATTATATTTACACCCAAAGTAGTCACACCAAACCACTACCCCATACTGCTTTTTAAATTCTTGGGCTGTCATGCCCTCAGGTAGTTTATCCACATACTCTACACTAGTCTCGGTCTTCCCTTTCATATAAAACGATAAACTCATATTTCCTCCCCCGTTATTTCATTTCTACACCATAAAGCTACGCAGGCTGCATCAGCCCAATCTTGCTCCGCAAACTCTGTCTTCCAAAAAATATTCGCATACTCTAGAATGTCGCTTTTAGCTGCATTCCCTCTGCCTACAGTATACTTTTTCCATGTTTTATTCTGTACTAAATGACACCCCAATTTATGTAAGGCGCATATAAACTTAGTTGCATACACCACAGAAGCAATTTGCATCGTTGTTCGTGGGTTTTGAATAAAAATGGGGGCTTCAACAGCCACCCATAACGGAGTATACCTTTCTATTATTATACCTAATTCTTCGTAAAAGTTTATCAAAAACTCCACGAATCTGGAATCAAAATCCTTAATTGGAGATGTCCATTTTATTGTCTCTTGCAAAACCCCATCATGATTAATAATAGTACCATGCACTCCCTTGCTAGAACAGTCTAACCCCAAATAATATCTATCCATAAGATACTCCTGGGGAAATACGAAGGGCTACAATACGTGAAACTGTATGATAAGCAGAAGTGTAAGCACTAAGCACACCAGACATTTTAACAAAGGTAGCTTCTTGTTCAATGATTTCCCTACTTAACTCTCTCAATTGAGGGTAGTTAGCTAACGCTGCCCCACGAACTTCATCCCTAGTTAACTTCTTCTTACCTTCTGATTCCCTATCTTCTGCCATTTTATAACCAGCAGTAGCATACCCCTCATCAAAGGCAGCTTTAAGAGCGTTCTTAGCAGCTTCTATATCTGCTACTCTAGACTCTAAATAAGCTTTATATCCCCCATATAATGTTAGGAATTCTTCTAATGTTTTTGCATCTGCATTCATCAGATTAGCAAATTCCAAATTAGGTTGTTCACTTAAATCCGTTTTAAACGGAGGAACCATTAAATCATCAATGACTCTATTCGCTTTCCCCAACGCTTTCATCGGTGTCCACTTCTCTACCATCCTCATCCTCCTTATATTTCCTACAAGCACACCATGATGGCCCTGTGCATTGACTAGGTATTTCGACTGCTTCTTGAATTTGCTTACAACGAGTCACTAAGAAATTCCATTCTTTGGGGCTACGTTTTACTTTAAAGGCTTTCAATTTTTGGTCATTCTTATTTTCATACAGAACAATCCCATAAGGCTTATCCATTAACTGTAAGTATATTTGCAGTTGGATGGCGTGTTCTGGCTTAGGTTTGCTATATAAATTTTTAAACCCCTTATCATTAATAGATTTCAATTCCAACACAATTTCTGAATGCTCTTCATGAGCTAATAAAAAGTCAGCCCTGCCTGAAATGGGAGGAGAGTCACATTTTACTGCAATTTCTCTCCCCCTCAAAATCTGCATCTTCTCAAAGTATTTAGTCATACGGTCTTCTAAGGATGAACCTGTATCAAATATACGTTGGGTGACACTAGCAATCACTTGTTGAGGTAATAGACCTCTAAACGCCAGATAAAGATATCTATCACACTCATTCCCTAGCATAGAGGGATAGAATACACCTACCCTACTACTGTTTTGCTGATACCCTAAAGTATCATCGAACATTTTAAGCAGCCACTTATCTTGATTAGATGTACGGTTACGAGTTTTTGTTTCTACTTGTTGGTTAAGTTGTTTAATGCCTGCCATAATGTATCCTTTATACCTTCTTTAGTAGTATCTTTAATATGTAATATGTTTTCTATACCAAAAATCCTCATGATTTCCGAATCCCGATATGCATCTCTCTTTCTCAAATGACCATACACCCCATCCGCTTCAATAACAAGCCCTAATTCAGGGACAAAGAAATCAGCAGTATACTGGTTAATAGGCACCTGTTGGTCATACCGTAACCCGAATTCCGAAAGCTGGTCTGCGATAAGATTTTCTTGTTTTGTGTAATCTCTAGGCAACATCGGCTTTCAACTTCTCCACTAAAGTAGGATTACTCAGCAATTGGGTTTTCAAACCATTCATACCCATAGCTTTCATTCCTTCATAATCATACCATGCACCTTTTTGAATAATCAACTTCTGCTGTATGGCTTCTCTAATGTAACTTTCTAGCACATCAATCCCACCATCAACTCTAAAGGGCACAATGGCGTTACTCCAGTTCTCGCCCCCTACCTTACTTTTACGTAATCGGACTTCCATATCAAACCCAACCTTATTTCCTTTAGGTTCTTCAATCCATCCAGACCTTCTAACTTGAAGTAAGAAATGGGCAAAGAATCCTTGTGCTAAACCTCCAGGCATAGTATCTAGAGCTACGGGGCCAATACTTGACCTTACTTGATTAATAGCAATTAATGCTGACCCAGATTTTAAATTGGGGAGGAGTCTAGGCAAAGCCGAATTCACAAACCTAGCTTGCCATGCCATAGGACTAAACTCAAACCCTTTCTCATTATCCTG